AAAATCGGTGGCGTAGTTGTTGCCGAGGTTACTCAGTGGAGCTATGACGAGGCTGTTGGTATCATCGAAAAGCCTGCTGCCATGGGTGATACTGAAGCTGTTTACGATGATGATGGTCGTAAAACGGGCAGCGGTTCAATCGAATATTTGTATGACTCTGCTGATGCAGCACAGGCAGTTATTGTTGCTGGCGCTTCACTGGCGTTGGAGTTGCATGAAACGGGTACAGGCGTTGGTACAGTGAAAAACACTGGCACTGTAAAGATTGGTTCAGTCGGTAAATCCGGTGGTGGATCTGACCACCTTTCCCGTAGTGCTTCATTCTCAGGTGTACTTGCTGAAGGTGTGAACTAATGGCTGGTGGTTTTATTGAAGCGCTGAGTAAGCTCAATACAACAAAGCTGCACTCTATGAGTATCCCCGATTGGGATGTTGAGCCGAAAGCCGAAAAAATAACCGCATTGGGGAAGGTCTTTTATGCCCTTCCGCTATCTCTGGCGCTTATGACCAGGGCCAAGAAGTACGCACGTGGATCTCTTGAAGAGGACCGTGTTTACACCTTGATCTTCAGCTTGCTGGATAAAGATAGTGAGCTGGAGCTATCTGTAGCAGACAAGCCTGATTTGATGCTTTCAAGTCCGAGCTTAATTACTTCTGTTCACTCCCAGATTATGGAAGTTGGTGCGAATGTTGAATGCAGCCGAACTGTTTATTTCCGCATGGCCACGCTCTCCGATCATGCTGAAGCACGTAAATTATCTGATGGTGATCAGTACGCCTTCAATGCTCATATTTTTATTCTCAAAGCTCTCGATGAAGATGGTAAGCAGCTTTTTACTGAAGACGATTTTGATCGGGTGATGTCTATGAATGTTGAGGTATTGAACCCGTTCATTCGTGAAATAGGTGAGCCGAGAGGAAGAGAAAGTTTTTTGGAGTAATGCGGGATGGTTCTCCATCCCTGTTTGATATCTATCGTGTCGCCGACCGTCTCGGTGGTACTGTGGTTGAAATCGGTGGCATGGCTGCCGAAGAGTTTGAAGGCTGGATGGCCTATCTTGAGTTAACGGAGGGGAGCGGTGTCCAGAAATAACGAAGCATCCATTTTTGTCACCGCCAAGGATCGCACCAAAGATGCGTTTTCATCTGTTGATAAAGGCCTTAACAACATCAAGGACAAGGTATTTAGTGTCCAGGGCGCGCTTCTCAGCTTAGCCGGTGTTGGTGGCATGGGGATGCTGATTAATAGCCAGATCGCGGCTGGTGATAAGCTGGCCAAAACATCTGACAAACTTGATATCCAAACTGACAAACTTGGTCAGCTGCGTTATGCGGCTGAACTGTATGCCGACATGGGCAATGGTGCTTTTGATACGGCTCTCCAGCGTATGACGCGCCGCATGTCTGAAGCTGCCAGAGGCACTGGCGAAGCCAAGGATGCTATCAAAGAGCTTGGTCTGGATGCTGCTGATCTGGTCAATCTTACCGCTGATGAAAAAATGATAAAAATCGCCGATGCCATGCAGGATGTTGAAAGCAAGTCTGATCGTGTGCGTTTGGCATTTAAACTGTTTGATACCGAAGGTGTGGATCTGGTCAATATGCTTGATCAAGGCTCAGGGGGCTTGCGTGCTGCAGCTGCTGAGGCTGATGCGCTCGGCATCGCCATGAGCCGCATTGAAGTGGCCAAACTTGAGGCTGCCAATACTGAGATGTTCAGGGCTGGCAAGGTAGTAGAAGGTGTTGGTAATCGTCTGGCCATTGGCTTGGCGCCATGGATCACTGCTGTGGCCAATCAGTTTGTTGATTATTCCAAAACGGCGAATCTATCCAATAAAGATGTGCAGGGTGGGCTGGAAAAAGTTGCCAAGGCGATCGGTTATGTCGGTGACACCATCCGTGTTATCGAATATGGCTGGACCAAGGTGAAGCTGGCCTTTCAGATTATGTTGTCAGAATCATTGGGTGGTCTGGTTTCATTAGATAAAACTGTTTCTAATATTCTCAATAAAATACCAGGCATTGAGATGAAACCATCATCCGGGCTTCAGCAGTATGCACTTGAATCGACTGCAGCCCTTGCAGATACCTACGACGCACTTGATAAGTTGGTGAAGGCTCCGATGCCATCCACTGCTGTTGATGCACTTCTTAGTAAGATCATTGCAGGTGCTCAGGCGGCAGCTAAAAAAATAGCTGATGCCGCCAATGCCAATATCGGTAAAAACAGCGGTATTGTAGGTGCAGGACCTACCGATGCTGAGTTAAAAACGCAGGCTGTTGAAGAAGCCAAGCTGGCCAAAGTCATCGATATGCATCAGCTCAAGTTTGCACGTCTGGCTGAGATGGCAGAGCTATCGGCGCTCGATGATGAATCCCGTGCCGTTGCTGAGCTGGATAAGAAGCTGGTGGCGTTGGAAGCTGAGCGCACCCTGCTTGAAGAGCATGATGCTTTTGGCTTAGAGCGTGAGCTGGCCTATAGCGATGCTCGTGCGGCCATTATCGAGGCCGGTGAAAACAAGGTTTACGACATCCGCAAAAAAGGCATGACAGAGGCTGAAAAGTTCAATGCCATGTCATGGGGTAAGCAGGTTGAAACCGTTGCCGGCGCACTGATGGATATGACATCAGGCGCAGCAGATTCCAATCGTGCCATGTTTGAAGTGAATAAAGCAGCCGCCATTGCCAATGCGATCGTCACCGGCATTGCCGGTGTACAGCGTGCGTTTATGGATTATCCGTTTCCTATTAGTGCCGGTGTCGCCATTGCAACGGCTGCCGCTACCGTGGCCAATGTGACAAAGATCGCCAGCACATCATTCGGCTCAAAATCCGGCGCGCGTGCCTCTACCGGTTCAACCTCTGTGCCTTCGCAGGCAACCAGCCCCGGCGCGGCTGTGACTGAAACCAGTTCGCAGCAAAGTACACAGCAGACGGGAGTGGTCAACCACCATTACTACAATGGTGTTTTTGTTGATCGTCAGGAGTTCAGTCGCGGTCTGAGGCAGGATATTTACGATGCCGACTTACATGGTGAGGAGCTTGCTCTTAGTCCTCATGGTCGTACGGCTCAGGAAATGAGGGATGCAGCCTGATGCGTGGTCTGATTCAATATATCACGCCGTTTGATGTGCCTGCCATCTCACCATACGACATGCGTGGCCCATACCCGCCGGGTGTATCGCCTTGGCAGAGTGTGATCGTATCTGACCAGATGCAGAGTATCTACCTGCCAAATTATGAGGTATTGACTGAAAAGCCAGTGGCATCAGGTTCATTGTCAAAATCAAAAACGGGAATCTTTCAGGGGCAGTTTGCCGGGCTCTTCTATGAGCATCATATCACTGTGAATTGGATTAAAGAG